CGAAGCAACTTATCCATGCCGTGGAGTGAAGTCGATTATGTAGATCGAGCCTTGAAAAGTTACAAAGAAACGATGGGGCTTTATGACTTTACTGACATGCTCCAAATGTTTATTGACGAAAGTGACAAGTGTTGCCCACGTTTTAAACTGACGTTCCTAGATGAAGCGCAAGATTTGTCACCACTGCAATGGGATATCGCACACATTTTGTCAAAGCATTCAGAACGGATGTACGTTGCGGGTGACGATGATCAGGCCATTTACAGATGGGGCGGTGCGGACGTAGATCACTTCATCAGTTTAAACAGTCAGTCCGAAACGCTACAACAATCGTACCGTGTGCCGAGTTCCGTGCACCGTCTCGCGGAGAACGTGGCAAGCCGTATCTCGGGCCGATTCCCAAAGACATATCTACCGCGTGAAGAAGAAGGTGCGGTTGTTCGCATCAACGGTATTGAATCATTAGATATGTCCGAAGGCGAGTGGTTAATCCTATCGCAAGCGGGGTATCACCTACAGGCCATTGCGACGGATCTTAAGTCTGGCGGATACCTATTCAATTACCGCGGCTCACGGTCCATTAACGAAAAGATATCTGATGCTGTGCGTGGTTGGGAAACGTTACGCAAGGGCAAAGAGATTTCTGGAGACATTGCGCGTAAGATATACGGCTACATGTCAATCAACAAAAGAATTCAACGCGGGTTTAAAAAGCTCCCCGCTCTGGACGATACCGATCTTGTTACGTTTGATCAGCTAGTCAACAACCACGGGTTATTGGCAAGCAAGGATATGATTTGGTCAGAGGCGATGGACAAGCTACCGGAGACAGATCGTGCGTACATCACCGCATTGTTGCGTCGTGGTGAGAAGTTCACGGGGGTGCCTCGGATTACAGCGTCCACGATCCACGGCTCAAAGGGTGGTGAAGCGGACAACGTTGTACTGCTGACGGACCTGAGTCCGGCGGCTGAAATGGAAATGAGAATTAACCCTGACGATACACACAGGGTTTTTTACGTTGGTGTCACAAGAGCAAAGAAGAACTTGTACATCGTTGATCCACAGGACTTAGCGAGGAGTTATAACTTATGAATTGTTGGCATTGCAATCATGAATTACTTTGGGGTGGTGATCACGATCTTGATGAAGAAGATGATTATTTTTTAATGGTTACTAATTTAACGTGCCAGAACTGTGGCGCGTTTGTAGAAGTTTATTTACCAAAACGGAAAGAGGAAACAGATGGAGAAGAACTACAAGGTTGATTACAGTCAGTTTTATTTAGAAGCAAAGAAACAATTCAAAGCGGTAGAGGAGGCTGTGAACAACAAGGATTACTCTACGGCAGAGAAACACGCTATGAATGCAATGGTTGAAATGAAACTGTTGTGGAATAGCTTACAAATGCTAAAAGAAAAAGATAGAGAACTGTGGGAGCAACATGATAAACAGGACTGAAATATTAGAGAAAGCAGACAATCTTATCAAAGGTGATCGTGCAAAAGACTATGGTGACGCATATCAAAATCACGATAAAATAGCTGAAGGATGGAACGTCATAGTACAGTCCGCTTTTAGTACACATGGAAGGATCACGCCATTACACGTCGCTCCAATGATGGATTGGGTAAAGACAGCAAGGTTACTCAACACGATCAACCACGAGGATTCGTGGATCGACAAGGCGGGGTACACGGCTCTCGGCGCAGAGTTTTCAACGAAAGAATAGAGGGACGTTATGGCGGGGAATTTGCAAATGGCGATGTTCGCTCCAAAATCAGAGTGGATACCACCGACAGAGTTACCAGATATTACAACCGCAAAAAAAATTGCAATCGACGTAGAAACGAGAGATCCAAATATCAAGACTAACGGGCCGGGGTGGGCAACGGGTGATGGGGAGGTCGTAGGCTATGCCGTCGCCGTAGATGGATGGTCCGGATACATCCCCGTTCGCCACCTTGGTGGGGGGAATCTCGACGAGAAAGTCGTGAACAAATGGTTAAAGAAAGTATTCGAGTGTCCGGCTGACAAGATCATGCACAACGCTCAATACGACATCGGGTGGATCAAGCGTATGGGCTTTGATCTAAAAGGTCGATTAATAGATACCATGTTGATCGCTTCTCTCTTAGATGAGAACCGCTTCAGTTATTCCCTGAATGCTTTGTCTTACGATCTGTTGGGTAAAACCAAATCAGAAAAAGGATTAGTCGAGGCCGCCAAGAGTTTCGGCGTCGATCCAAAGGCTGAGATGTGGAAAATGCCCGCTATGTATGTCGGGCCTTACGCCGAAGGAGATGCTGAACTCGCTCTCGATCTGTGGAATTATTTCTCGATTCAACTTGGTAAAGAAGACCTCTGGCCTATTGCTGAGTTGGAGTTGGATCTCCTCCCATGTCTCGTTGAGATGACTTGGCGTGGAGTCCGTGTCGATCAAGACGGGGTTGAGAAAACTAGGAACCGTCTTGTCAAGCGGGAACGGGAAGTCCTTAAGAAGATTAAGGATCTGTCCGGTACTAACGTTGAAATCTGGGCCGCGCAATCTCTCGCTAAGGCGTTCGACAAGGTCGGTCTCCAGTATCCAAAGACAGAAAAAGGCGCACCGAGCTTCACTAAGCTCTTCCTCCAAGAGAACTCCCACCCACTCGCGCAACTCATCGTCGAGGCTAGGGAACTGAACAAGACAACCGGAACGTTCCTCAACACGATCATGAAGCACACTCACGCTGACGGTCGAATACATAGTCATATCAATCAAATAAGGTCGGATGATGGTGGCACTGTATCAGGACGGTTGAGCATGAACAACCCGAATCTACAACAGATTCCGGCACGTCACCCTGAATTGGGACCGATGATCCGGTCGCTATTCCTACCGGAAGAAGGGGAGCAGTGGGCGGCTATCGATTTCTCGCAACAAGAACCACGGATCTTGGTCCACTACGCTCACGTTTACGGCGAGTCCCGCAATATCCCTCTGGAAGGCGCGTCAGATTTTGTCGAGGCGTACAACAACGATCCATCCACAGACTTCCATACCCTTGTAGCAGAGATGGCTAACATCCCTAGAAAGCAAGCCAAGGTGATCAATCTGGGCATGATGTACGGCATGGGTGTTGGCAAGCTATCTGAGCAGTTGGATATCTCGATGGACGAAGCCAAAGCGATCATCAATCAGTATCACAAGCGCGTACCGTTTGTGAAGGGATTGATGACGGGTGTGATGAACCGTTTAAATGACAGGGCGTCAGCCGGATCTATCCGGTCAATACTCGGTCGTAAATGCCGCTTTGACCTATGGGAACCGGACACCTTCGCCATGAACAAAGCCTTGCCATACCAACAGGCCGTTCAGGAATACGGTGCCACCACGAGGCTTAAACGCGCTTACACATACAAAGCCTTGAACCGATTGATCCAAGCATCTGCGGCAGATATGACCAAACAAGCAATGGTTAATCTATATAAAGAAGGCCGTGTGCCGTTGACTCAGATCCATGATGAGATCGCCATGTCCGTCAAAGACCTTGACGAAGCACGGCATATTGCAGATATAATGACAAGCGCAGTCTCTTTGGAAGTACCCAACAAGTGCGATATCGAAATCGGTCCTAGTTGGGGAGAGGCAAAGTAGACTCACTCCTCTTTGGTTGTAATTTTGCCCCGACTCGTTCGGGGCTTTTTTTCTTGTATTGTCTTATATTCTCGCATATAATCGTATCTTTAAACGTATGCAAGGAAGTAAACATGGACACCAATAAATGGAAAAGTGTTCTTGTACCGCGAGACATCTACATCAGCATTAAAGATATTGCCAAAGCCGAAGGCAGAACAATCAGCGGTCAGCTTCGCGTGATGTTCGAGCAGTTCATCGAGAACTACAAACCACGGCCCGAGGACCAACGCTTCGATTAAGTGTTGCACTTGATTTAATCTTTGACTAGAATAACCACAACAGAATGTCCTTTCATTTTGTTCTCCGTGTAGTGAAAGCCCTCGGTCAATCCCCTGACTGAGGGCTTTTTTTATTTAAGAGGTAAATATGATTGATCTAAAGGATGCACCAACAGGCGTGGATACCGCGCCAAAACCAGAGAAAGAATTCATCGACGGGCTCATTGCCAAGAAACCACGGGACACGGCCCCTGACTGGATTAAATGCAACATAAGTATTAAGCGAGCCGATTTGATCCGGTGGCTAGAACAAAAGGACGGGGACTGGATTAACGTACAGGTTTGTGAAGCTCGGTCTGGAAAGTGGTATGCTGAAGTGGATAATTGGCAACCCAAGAAAGACCACGATGGCAGAGGATCTAGATGATTTTGACCTCACAGAAGAGGAAAAACAGTTCTTTCAGTCTGCCACCGAAACGGCAGAACTACTGCGTGATTTAAACGAGCGTGGGGTGTCCAGAGAGGCCGCATTAGGGGGTGCCCTAACCCAACTACTAACTCAGTTGTTTGTCGGCACACCGAGCCACTCAGAGGCTCTTGGAGTGCTTGCGTCATGCTTGTCACAAGCCTCCGAGAACTCCGAAGCCATCGAGGGTATGTCCGAATTTATGGGCATAAGTAAAGAAGTACACTAATCTGTAAGACCAATCCCGTAATCGTTGATTTCGCTTACAGGGTGATCCTTTGAAAACGATTTAATATCCTCTGCGGGAACCCGCCATATCTTTTCAATCCACCCTTTGGGTATGTGTAGCTTGGCATTGGTGTCTTTCCAAGAAACCGTACTAGCGATACAGATCGCTCTATCGTTTTCTGCTACTATAAATCCAAGGGTAGTGCACGGATGAGCCTCCGCTTCAGTGACCTCGGCCCATTCGCCCTCTGCCACGGCATCGAACCATTCAATGTAAGCAAATACAGGGTAATCAGTATCGTGCGGCGTTTTTGTATCAGCCATAACTTTAACCTCACTTGACGTTTTAAGATAATCTCGCATATCATGTAGGTTCCATTAACTAACGGAGTCAGATATGAAAGACAAAAAACCTAAATTAAGTACACTTCACTCTACAATAATTCCGATCATCGCGGGATTACTTGCGGGGTTAGCTCATCACCTGTTTAACGGGGGATAAAATGAAGATCCTGACAGTAGCCTTGTTTCTTTTTTCTGTCAGTTTATCTATCGCCAGTGTTGACATTGGAGCGGATAGAAAATCTCAGTCTTATCACCCACTAGGTAAATGTAGCACCGCTATGTGATGGAAAAGATTCTGTTGTTTTTGGCAACAGTAAACTGCTTTCCAACGATCAACATCGTGGAAGATGTAAAGACGTTCTACAAAGACGGTGTTGTTCACATCAGCAAACCAATTACCGATGCAAAAATTGTTCACGAATTCGTCCACGATTGCCAACAGCAATGGGCCAATGGTCCGGCGCAAAGTTGGCGGGAGTGGAGCGAGCGTGAACGTCATGCCAAGGTCATCGAGATGAGATGGCTAGAATATTCGAAAGGACACCAGTGACATATAAAAAATCGTTTGAAGAAAATCTTTTAGAGCTAGAGACCATCACCGGACAAATGGAAGATGGCCTTCCCCTTGCCGAGACCCTTGAGGCTTACAAAAAAGCGCAAGAACTGCTACGCTTCTGTGAGTTAGAGCTAGATGAAGCGAAAAGAAAAATTTATATCTATGACAGCAAATCCGACGGACTCCTCGAAGTCAACCCAGAATCAGTCCGAGAGTCAGGATCAAAAAGATCAGACTCGACAACGTAAACCCCGCATCGATTTACTCTGGCATGAAAACGATCACGCCGTGGTCGTTAAAGCCGGAGCACCTAACTACTGGGTCGGTCGATGTAAACACTGCGGCAAAACCCACACCCAACAAGGGCGTAGCATTAAAAAGAATATGATGGCCCGAGAATGTCCGGCCTTCGCACCCATCAACAAAATCCATAAGAACGTCGAAGACTCCAAGCTACTCGCCAAGTACGGCATCACCCTCGATGACTTCATGAAAATGCTCGATATACAAGGGTATCAATGCGTCATCTGTAAAACCCACCAGTCAGAACTCGATTACCGCATGGCCGTGGACCACTGCCACAACACAGGAAAAGTACGCGGCCTACTGTGCCGACCATGCAATCACGCAATCGGGCTACTGAAAGACGACCCACGGATCACGGAACGCGCTTACCTCTATTTGAAGTTTCATAAAGAGTAGTCACGGCATATCAGGCCAATACTGATTACTTTTTGACCTATTTATCTTTGGCGAGAGTAGTTGTAAGTTAGCCCAAGTATGCAATCCACATACTTTCTTCGAGCGTATCGGCACGATGTGGTCTACATCAAAACCCAACTCTCGCGCTTTTTCATATAGAACTTCAATTTTAGAACGTTCTTGCTCGTGCCATTTTGGCGTAGCTTTAGACCTTCTTGCTTTATATTCAGCGCAGTATTGTCGAACCCTATCTTTATTTTCTTCACGCCAAATCTCCAAACGTTCTTTCATCGACTCTTTGTGTTTTTGATAGGCACGGCGATTGTGCTCTCTAATTTTTTCTGGATTATTTTTTTTCCAAGCTAGTAATTGTTTTTTACAATATTCTGGATCTTTTTCCCTACGCCTTGCCATAGATTCCCTACCCTGTC